GAATTCTGTTCCAACTAAGATAAGCGTTTTGGAACAAAGGTAAACTATGGGGAACAACTAAAAGCGTTACATTTGTAACGATTGCGTTACGACTTCGTCGGCTGAACAACTGGTTTCACATTTTTACTACACGATTTTCTCACACAAACTACAAAAATCTAATCGTTACAAATGTAACGCTCGTTACTTCGTCGGCTGAGCAACTGGTTTCACAAATTTTGAGCCAAAAAAAAGCCTAGCCAGAAATTAATCTGACTAGGCAAAAGGTCGCTATTATCTAGCTAATTTTATTCAAGTACTTTTTATCAAAAGACTTTAAAACTGCAATAGCCTTATCATCTTTTAAAGACTCAAACAAATTATACAAACTTCCAACACCAGTATTAGCTCTTAATATTAAAGCTTTACTAGAATTATCAGTCTTGATGTCGCAGTTATCTTTTACAATAGTCTTCATCTCTGAAGTCAATCTATTGTAAGTAACTTTAACATCGTTTTTAGCCTTATCCCTAGGCTCTTTCATATGAGCTTTTAGACTTTTACCAGATTCACCATACTTATTAGTAGGTGCTTTTGGTTTATCTAAATTAGAGTATACACTCTTACCTATTGACCACATATCCTTAACAGTCATAGTCAATGTAGGCTCGGCTTTGTTATGTTCATCACATAATACAAAAGTATCATTTGACAAAAATAAGTTTAAGGTTTCATCCTTATTCTTACTATCATAACTGTTAATGAATCCCAGCTCACAATCTTTACGATTAGGATTCATAGTTTCGTTGACAAGTTTTGATACTTGGTCAGCGGTCTTTAAGTTTGTAATACTATCCAATTTCATAGTGTCAACAAACCACTGTGCAATGTTTTTTATAGATGTCTTTGCACTATGAAAAGCCGAAGCTTGTTCAATAACATCTTTTCTATTTTGAGACATAAGTCCCTCCATAAAATATCAAGCAATACAGGCATAGTTTTTACTAACTGTAATCCCTCACTTGATAAACCCATTGTACCTATAATCTAAGAAATAGTCTACTAATAGGATTTATAATCGTTACAAATGTAACGCAAGAAAATTTGTCGTCGTACACTTCGTCGGCCCAATAACTGGTATCATTTCTTTGGGCACAAAAAAAAGCAGAGCCTAGATTTCTCTAAGCCCTGCTTCGTAGACTACTTACTAGATTTCTCTACCATCTAATAATCTTGCACAACCATTTAAAATAGTATTTAAACTGACTGTTTTATTACTAACAAAACTCCAATCCAAACTACAATCAAGGTGATTAATAATATGCTGCCTTGCCTCTGTATCATTATCAAGCTCAAAGACTCTAAAATCTTCATCTGAGTCAGAGTATTTTGAGACTCCTATTGCTATATATAAACTCATATCTCTCTCCAGTAAATTCGGGGCATCCTTGCCCCATGGTTAGTTTACTCCTCGATAACTTTCATTAACTCTAAAAGCTTATTGTCATCATTACAGATATTGCCAACTATCATCATAGCATCTCTGTTAGGGTTTCCCTTTGCGTGCTTAGGGTTAGCCTTTAGATAACTTACAAGCTTTTTAAATACTTTGAAAGCTAGTGGATTGACAAATAAATTGCTCATAGTCTTTTCCTTAGTTATACTCAGTATGCAGTATTGCTCTGAGATTGAAACCATTATACCATTATGTAAGATATAGTCTACTAATAGAAACATAAACACAGCTATGTTGTCGTCTGTCTGCTTCGCCGTATAACCACTGGTATCATTTCTTAGGCACAAAAAAAAGCAGAGCCTAGATTTCTCTAAGCTCTGCCAAAGTGAACATCCTTGTTCTGTCCTAACTATTATTAGCTTGCCATCTTTTATGAGATGCTAATCTATCCTCATCCCAATATACCTTTACACCTTTAATCCTGAGACTTGTAACATCATCTGTAAAAACATCACCATTAAAACGGTCGTGGTCTTTTATATAATGTATACCAAGAATACCGTTTCTCTTAACAAGCTCCTTGAAGATTTTTTTAACTTCTTCTTCTGTTTCAGCTTCAATCATAAGATTGTTATGCTCTGTAGATTTATATTGTATATTAAACAATTTCATATCTCTCTCCGAATGCCCCCTTTCGGGGGCGGTTAGTTTACTTACTTACTTTCTGTGTCAACTCGTTAGCTTTCTTATGCCAATCTAATAGTTCATCATATGTGAAATCAACCTTGAACATTCTCATATGTCTAGCTAACTGCTCGATTGGTGTGAACATCTTGATAGTACAAAACAATTCTAACTGTTGCATATCTCTCTCCAGTAAATTCGGTGCATCCTTGCACCCTCTAATGTTTACTCCCTCAGTTGAGCTCTATCTTAGTTTATTGATTAATGGAATGATTGTCATACCTAACAGACAACCAACTATTGTTAGTGCCATCCACTGAAAGTTAGCTGTAACTGCAAAGCCAACTGCATCAGAGAATGTATTGCCTAGACCTGCACTAACACAAGCTATAACTAACTTATCTGTATAATTTAAATATTTATTAAGATAGTACTCAACACTAAGAAAAGAAAAATACATACCTATAATTAATACTAGATTATCCATAAAGCCAAAGATTATAAAGTCCATAGTTTTTACCTCTTTAAATACTTAAGGCACTATTGCCTAGAAGTTAAGATAAGTATAGCAAGGCTTTACTAATAAGTCTACTAATAGAAACCCACCTACCCCCTATGCACCAAATTATTTGTAAGATACACTAGCTCGTATATACATATAGATATACATAAATGACCACACCATTTTTGAAAGCCACCCCCTAACTTTACTAATAGGCAAATGGAAAAATATTTTGCAAAAATTTTGAAAAACCAAGGGACAAAAAAAACCCCCAGCGTTAAACGTGGGGGAAAAGAAAGTAACGACATATTTCGAGGATAACTACATATTAGGAGTCGCTACTTATGATTCTTTATAAAAGAACAGATATTATAATAATGAATACAATAAGCAATGCCCCTGATAAATATAATAAAAAATCAGGACATCTTTCTTTAAAATTTCTATACTTTTCTATTGGGTTAAACATAAATACCTCACTCTATTATCTCTATTTCATACATATCTACTATACAAGATTTAAGGATTAAGTCCAGTCCTCCCCACCCGTTATCTGAAGTATAAGTATTACATAATTTAAGGGATTCCTTATCTTGATGCAGTAAATAGCCTATACTGTAGGCAAGAATATGTTTCTCTTTTACTACTTCTTCAACAGTCTTCCATGAACTATCGCCTGTATGGTCTTTCCAAACGACAATATATAAAGGGTAATTAGGGTTACTCGTTTTCGTCTTCAACAATACTATCCCCTGACATTATTTGTTTTATTATTTTCAAGTTTTTTAATATATCGTTTGGGTGTACTTCAATGTGAGTTACGTTGTTTACGTCAGTGTGAATAATTTTTACTTCGGGTTCAGGTAAGAGCTGTTTAACATACGCCTTATAGAAAGCATTTTCAAATTTTTTCTTAACAGGTCCTGACAATCCCAAATAGTAATAAATGAATTGGTCTTGTTCCTCTTGGGTCTCTACATCAAATAAATCTAAATGCAAAACCCCCTCTTTATTAAGCTCCATTCTCATAATAAATCCTCATAGTCTTTTATTGTCATTACTTATATTATATATTATACTAGCTATAAGTAAAGTAAGCTGCAATTTAATCAAAAAGGTGTAAACAGCGACACATGCATAATCAAACAGTAGTAGTTCCACATATAGAGGATAATATTCCTATACCCAAAAATGCTCGTGAAGCATTACCAGACTTATCTCCCCAAGAAGAACTTGAGGCTCGTACTAATACTATTAAAGTTATTGCTGATATACAAGACGAGACTATTGAGCCATCTAAGGAAAATATGGAACAAGCTGAAAAACTTGCTCAAGAAATGATGAAGAATCCTGAGCTCAAACCAGAGTTTGGTGATTACCCTAATGAAACCATAGCGTTTCTTGCAGGTATGGTAGCTCAAACTAGTCATATGGTAGCTAAAGATTTAGCAGATATAAAACTAACTGTATTAAATGGATTATTACAAGAAGCATCAATGGCAAAATCATCAAGAGAGCGTATATCTGCTTGGAAAGCCATCGGCGAAGTTGATGGAGTTGATGCGTTTAAGAGAAAAACAGAAGTTACTCATATCACTAAATCAGGTGAAGAATTAGAAAAAGAATTATTAAAGACTATTAATGAACTTAAAGGTAAAGTAATTCACACAACAGAGATAGTAGATATAGAAGATGTAGAGGTAGATGATGATTAGGACTAAAGATTTAGAATTATTAGAACAAGCCCTACCCAGCATGTCGGAAAATGAGAGGCAACATAACTTGAAGTTGCTTACAGATTACAAGAAAGAATTAACTAAGAAACAAGGAAAAGAAAAGTTTTTAGATTTTATTAAACATGTTTACCCAGATTATAAAGTAGGAGCACATCATGCGAGACTGGCTAAGTTATTTGAAGAGATTGCTGAGGGCAAAAGGAAACGAGTTATTGTTAATATTGCACCCCGTCATGGGAAAAGTGAACTCATCTCTTATCTCGCCCCTGCGTGGTTTTTGGGGAAACACCCTACGAAGAAAGTTATCATGGCTTCGCACACGGCAGATTTGGCTGTCAATTTTGGGCGTAGAGTTAGAAATTTGGTGGGCTCGGATTCGTATAAAGATGTCTTTCCTGATGTTTCGCTGCAAGCAGACTCTAAGTCGGCATCAAGGTGGGGTACGAATTTTAATGGTGAGTATTTTGCTATTGGTGTGGGTGGTGCTCTTGCTGGTCGGGGGGCTGATTTGTTTATTATTGACGACCCTCATTCTGAGCAAGACGCAAAGTTAGGAAAGGCTGATGTTTTTCTTCCTGCATGGGAATGGTTTCAATCAGGACCCCTACAACGTCTAATGCCAGGTGGTGCTATCATTGTAGTGATGACACGTTGGTCTAAATTAGACTTGACAGGACAGATTGTTAACCAAATGATTAAGAATGATGAAGTTGATGACTGGGAAGTAGTTGAGTTTCCTGCGATTTTAGAAAAAGATGGGGAAGAAAGGTCATTATGGCCTGATTTCTGGCCTTTGAAAGAATTACAATCTAGACGAGCAGCTTTAGATATACGATATTGGAACGCACAGTACTTACAAAACCCGACTTCTGAAGAAGGGGCGTTAATTAAAAGAGAATGGTGGAATATATGGGAAGAAGAAGACCCTCCTTCTTGTGAATTTACTATAATGACCCTTGATGCTGCTCAAGAAAAGAACAATCGTGCTGACTATAACGCATTATTGACTTGGGGTGTATTTCTTAATGAAAAAACAGACAATTATAATATAATATTACTAGATGCTATTAAAAGAAGGTTAGAATTTCCAGAACTTAAAGAGTTATGTATTGAAGAATACAAATCATGGGAACCTGATTCTTTTATTGTAGAGAAAAAATCTAACGGAGCTGCTCTTTACCAAGAATTTAGAAGAATGGGTATTCCTGTAGGAGAGTTTACACCTAGTAAAGGACAGGATAAAATTAGTAGAGTTAACGCAGTATCTGATTTGTTTAGTGCAGGTATTGTATGGGCACCCGACAGACGTTGGGCACATGAAGTTATTGAGGAATGTAACGATTTTCCTTCGGGTGCAAATGATGACTTAGTAGATGCAACAACCCTCGCACTTATGAGGTTTAGACAAGGCGGATTTATTAGGTTGCCAAGTGATGAAGAAGATGATATACCAAGTTTTAGAAGACATAATCAAAATCGTTTATATACTTTATAAAATAGGAGGTTACTATGCTATATCAATTAATTAGAGAGAAAGTAAGATGGTTAATAAAAGAACATAATAAATATTGTCGTATTATTAATATTGTATTGTTGGTACTATTAATTATTTGTATTTTATAGGAAAAAATAATGGCACAAGATAATAATGTAGATAAAGGGTTATATCAAGC